TCTTTTTCGGCCGCTTTTAATTTTCTTTCCCCTTGTTGCAATTGCGCTATCTGAAAAGCTTGTTGGGGATTTAATTGAGGTTGGGCTCTTTGACCGTTTTGCATCTGTCCTGGTTGACCACCTTGTTCTTGTTGGGGAGTATTACCAGTAAGTAATCCTAAAGCTTCTGCAAAGGCCTGATTTTGAGGAGCTTGCAATTTTTGCTTTAAAACAGTTTGCAATATAGCAGGATCTAAACCAGCCAACGCCTGCGCTTCTTCTGGTGAAAAGTTTGCACCGGGAATTGCCCTTAGTGATTGTGCCGTTTGTTTCTGATGCAATTGTTGAATTTTTTGATTAGCTAAATGTTGCAACCCACCGGATAAACCAGTCCCTAAACTTTCCCCAAGACCTTGCCATGGATCATTACGCTGTAGGATTTGAACCATTGTTTCCTCCTAATTGATTTTGTCCTTGAAAACTTTGTAAATTTTGATGGGATGTTAATAACTTTAATAATTGCTCAAGCATAGGACCGGAGCTTTGCGCTAATCCTCCAAATAATCCACCTGTTTCAGGTTCATACAGCGATTCAAATTGTGGTTGTAGTCCAAAATTCAATGCTTGACCACCATACTGAGAACGCAAAGCAGCTAATTGTCCTTCTAAATCTGCGCCAGATTGCCCCAACGCATTCGCAAAAGCACTAGAACCTAAACCACCACTACCCATAGAAGTAAATCGTTCTGCTATAGAAGGAACTGTTTGTGTTTGAAATTTATTACGAGCTCGTGCTTCAAGAGCATCAGGATTAAAATTTTGCATTCCTTGCTGAAGCAATTGTTGTAAAGCAGACAGTTGGTTTGGATTGAACTTCTGGAATTGTTGTGTTTGCGCATCTTTGCCTGTTAAAGATGATGGGTTTGAATAACCACCAAATCCTCCTCCGAATGCTCCCAACCCACCACCTATAAGTGCTCCTAATCCAGTACCTAATCCCGGTAAAACTGAACCTATTGCTGCTCCCGTTCCCGCTCCAGCCAACCCTCCACTTATTCCCCCTGTCAATGCTCCTGTCCATGGATTTGCCATATCATCTCCTTAAGTTTGTAAGAATTCAAGCACAACATAGCAAATTGCAAATGATATGGTGCTGTTATTTGTTATTACTATATTCGTAGCATTTACTTTCAATTCTATATTGGTAGTTCCTGCGGCACTTGCCCAAGGCAATGGGTAGTAATTATTGCCTGATGTATCATTTGCCACTCCATATATCCTAGTAAATGTGGTAGCAGTAGTCACGGGTATACCATGAGCAACTGTAGTCACTGAGGTAGGCAATGGAAAGGTATATACTTTTCTATATGCAGGGCGCGCGGCTGCAACAATGGCAGTAGTAGAGTTGTAAGCAGGATTGTTAAACCATAATTGCCCGTTTATCAATGGCTCTAGGTTATATAGAGATGTTTCTTTTGCATTAATGATATTGGCCATCAAGTTCAAGTTTTGATACAACCGCACCAAAAGTTCTTTAAATTCAGGGCTATTAACATTTACTTCCTGAATCTGCTGCACATCCCATATAAAGTTTGTTGGTAAAAAAGCACCACTTTTTATATCTGGCATTACTGCATCCTTCCTGATTTGTTGCAAAATAATGTAATAGCATCAAGTTGGAAATCACTGGTAGCAATATTAGCATTTCCCAACTGTGTCGGCGTTTGATAGAAATTCAGCTGCACACACGTTCCGGTTGTCTGGAAATAGATAGGATGCACCAATCGTTGCTGATTTTGCTCTAAAGGATAATAATAAGCTGGATAAGCATATGTCTCTAGCACACCGGTCCCCATAATAGAATTGGTTGATTGTGCCTCGTTAATCATAGAAAGTTCTGTAGAAGATGGGGCATAGTCAACGGTAATTTGACCGTAGTCAGTCTTTTCTACCATGAAGTCTACGCGAGCCAGATATACATCAGATCCGTCTTTGTCGTAAGGATTTATCTGTTTTGTGGTGAATTGAATGTTGGATACCCGCGCAAGCGTCCCACCACCTGTGTATGTGCCGGTAAGATCTTTGGCATAGATAGTAATATTATTTACATCTATTACCCCAAATACTTGATAGTATCCAGTTGGATACGTAATGCCTGTTGCTGTCTGAATAGAAACAAAATCGCCAATAGCGCAATTATGATTAATAACGGTAAGGTCAAAGTATTCACCACCGGGAACTACAACACTGGGTATTAGATTGGTAATTTGCATAGAAGGCGCATTAAATGGATTGTCAGGGACAATTCTTAAAACAAATCCTTCAGGAGTGCCGGCAATAATTTGTCTTTGTTGGGCTTGAATAATGCCATCAATCCAAGTAGCAGGAAATTCTTCCCATGTTTGAGGAGCGCTAGATTCCCATGTTTCATCTGCTTGCTGCTCAAAATAACCAAAAGCAGTAAAGCAATCATCATTAAGCGCCCATGATTTATTTTGATAGTTATAGACTAATATCTGGTTAGCAAATACTTGCGTAGGCTCAGCAGCGGTATTAACAAAGCACCAATAGACTAATTCAGTATAGTAATCACGAATGCCTTGAATTCTTTTGGGGGAATCATTCTTTATCTTAAACGCATCAAATACTTCATCAGGAATTTTTGTATCTATACGGGCCACGTTTGATCCATTACAGGCATGAATACCGGTATTACCAATCGTTAAACATTCTCTATCAAAGGGAACAGTAGAGAAAACTCCCTGAGAACCAAGTTCTGTATTAAGTTTCTGCCAGACAAAGGGGCGTGAATCTATACCGGTATAAGCAAATTCCCAGGTTGATCGCTCAAAGTAAACAATTAATCTATCTTTAACGAATTCAGAGCTAATAATAGCCTCTTCAGTTGGGCAATCTTCATACCCGGCGCCAGCGGCAACGTTACCAGAACTATCTTTTCCTGTTTCATACCAGGCATTTATTGCTAATGGGCTTCCCAAGAAGCAGTAGCGCGCTCTATTTTTGTAATGCGTTGCTGTTCCTGAATAAACAGGTCCTGTAGGATTATAACCACTATTATTGTTTTCTACCGTGTTTAACAATACTAATCTATTTTTGAATACCACAATCATCAAAGCAGTTTGCACAAATGGACCAGTATAGGGCGCTAAAGGAGATGATCCTGTTGGATTTGGTAAGAAAAATATACCATTGGGAGAACCAAGCATAGCTACCCATGTTCCCGCAGGTGACATATACCAAATCGGGTCATCAGTCGCCGCAGGAGCGGCAGCTCCAGGGGTCCAATTAAAGTTGGTAACAAACATAACCGGAACACCGGTATTAGCATTGGTTACTGATCCTTGCCAATTAGTTGCCCAGAAATATTTTAAATTATTCCCGTGCCAGATTGCGGTTCCTGATCTGTCCCATCCTGAACCTGGAGTAAATACATAGGCATAGCGAGTATCAAAAGCATAAGAAGGATGATCATTGATAATGCCCGATTCATATTGTGTTAATCCCATAACCGGTAAAGAAGGGTAAAAATAGATGGTAGTATCAGCTGGCCCTCCGGTAATGGTATAAGCACCAGTAGATATATTAAAAGTTCCAGAACCAGAAGAAGTCAGCATTGGTTGAGCGCCAGCAGTAGAACTAATAACATTATACAATTGTGTGCCAATAGAAAATGTTTGTCCAATAGCCAAGGGCAATCCAGAATCAGCAAGAATAGTGCGCACATTGCCAGATGCTGCTCCGGTACTATCAGTAATACCAATCCCATTCCCACCTATAAATAAACTGGTAGATAATCGTGATTCTAATTGATTCGTTCCCATAAAGAGAGAACCAAATCTTTTTCTTACACGGCCCCGGAATACATAGGCGTTTTGAAGATACGTAAAAGCGTCGTCCATTATTAAAAATGGGCGCAAGTCAGTTTGCAATCCGGTATTAAATGGAGCAATTAAAAATCTATCAAATGCCATTTGTAATCTCCTAATTTCCCAATACTGTATAATACCATGGAGAAGAAGTTCCAGATAAATTAATAGTGAATCCTAAATTGCTTACCGATGTCACCCACGCATTAACATTGGTAGAAGTATTAACGTTAATAGTAAAAACATTAGAAAATCCAGGAAAATTTGGAATAGAAGAAAAAACGATAGGAGTACTTCCCATAGTACCTGTATTTACTCGTGACCAAACCATTTTTATGCCAGATGGCAAAAAGCTCCAACCTGTTGTACCAACTTGATAAGAAGCAGTCATAGGAATTTGCGTAGCATTGGATTTATTAACATATAATTCATTTACAGAAGTATTAGAATTAACTGCCGAATATATTCCTACGGTTCCTGTCGGAAATGTAATAGGTGGAATTGTTCCTTGCGATGGTAAATAAACAAAATTAAATCCTGCAGTTGTATTTAAAGATGCACTTCCATTATTACTATTGCCTGCAATTGCACCCAAAGCAGTAAAGTTAGCCAATATCTGGGTCTGTGAATTAGATAACTGATCCGTTGGCTGTGGTATGTTATAAATATACGCCATAAATTACTCTCCTTAATTTTTATACGTGCTTCCAGGTTCTTCTTTTTATTATATCGAAAATAGTATTGGCACTTACCTGGAATATCTTAGCAATATCTCTATATGAAACACTACTCAAAAATAACTTTCTTATCTTGATAATTTTTTTTGGAGATAATTTTATTCGTAATGTATCGCCAGTTTTTAAAAAATCCTGATAATTTTCTTTTGCATCACCTATCTTTAAGTGATCGGGATTTACGCAAGGCTTTGTGTTACAAGAATGCAAAATATAATCAGATGCTTTCAATGTAGATTTTCTGAATAAAACAAGAGATTCTCGATGAGCAAGACCAGATTTTTTTCCATTATCCGGAACAAAAGTACCATATCCTTCTCTATTGATACTAGCTTGCCAAATCCAGCATCCATTCTCTTGTTTTTGAACTTTATTCATAAATCTGCACTCAATACAACAAAACTTATATCTTCCTTCTTTGCCAGGCCTGAAAGCAATATTGCAATTTCTACATATAGATTTTTTATAATTTGATCTACGATGCTCATTCCAACATTCCTTGCAGGTCTTGTGCCGCGTGTAAAAATAACTTACTTCTTTTTCTTGGGTACATTCTCGACATATTTTCATTTTTAACCTATGCTTTTTGTGTTAATCTATTTCATATATCGTAGCATAAGTTAATATTAAAAATAACGCTAGAATAAGCCTCCGCCGCTACCCCATCCGCCGTTATATCCTGTATTGCCGACCTGCTCGGTATAGATGGTGCTTGTTCGTTGTCCGGTGTATTGCACAATGGTTCGGCGATTGCACAGGTTTTCTTGCTTGCGATATTCAGGCAATATTAATTGCACACTATCCAAATCCATCCTGTCTTCAAATATCTTTTTAGCACAACCATAGGCAATATATTGCCAATATTCTTCTAACTCAGGGGATTGTTCTTCAGCAAGTAAAGCATCTGGTCGTTTGTACACCTCAAAATTCACTCTATAGGGCTGATCTGGTACGGGTCGAACGGTAAATTGATTTTCATAAAACAAGAGTGCTTGGGGCAAATATGTTTGCTGGGGCACTACTTGACTATTAATAAGTTGTCCCGCAGCAGGAGCTAGAGGGAAGGTAATAACATACTGCCCTGTTACATAGTTAATATAGTTAGTAGAAGGGAAGCCAGGTTGTGTTTCATAGGGAGTCGCCAAGAGTAATGGTGGTGGTGTTGCTTGGCCCGGGATTACTTGTTTTGGTGTGTAGAGTTGTCCCCAGATAGTAGGGTTACCGGTCACTGAATCGAGAATTGGATTATCTACTAAAGATAAGCCATTACCATTCACATCAACAGAACTAAAGAGAACGTTATTTTTTAATATACAGGTTTGCTGTACTAATCCATTGGTTATAATAGCACCGTTAATATTAACTACACCGGTAAATGAAGTAGTAACTCCATCTCCACGCTCACCAATAGAAGCAATACTATTAACGAGAGGATATATACCAAAGAATCTACTTCTGTCTTGTGCATATAATGATTGATAGCCAGCTATATAGGTTGGTTCCCCAATAACAGACAAATAAATATTCTGAAAGTTATAGAGAGGGTTCGTCATAGCACCAGATGCACCCCCAAAAGATAAAATATCTGTGGGGTAGACATCCTGATAGGGATTAGTATAAAAAGTAAACTGTTGGCGCAGGTTAAAAGTGCGCAGATGTTCAGGAAAATCATACACAACAAAAGTGTTTATATAATTATTTAAGTCATCATCGGTAAGTTGCGCCATACTGGGCGAACGGGTTAATCGTCTTACTTTCTGTTGAATTGCTGCCAATGTGCTATTTGGCGGATTTATTGCCATCACTCTCTCCTATCTATTTGGATTCAAAACGTTTACTGTCGCTGCCTTTAATGTCTCATTAACTTCACCTATGGGAACTACTTGTGCTTGCTGCAGGTTAAATGGATACGTATCAGAAACCATAAAAGCATCAAAGAGCGTTG